TGATCTCGGCAGTATCCTTGTCACCACCTTCGACTGCCCTGACCTTGCCCTGTGGCCTGTTGGCGCGCATCTCGTTGATGATGCGCTTGCCGGCAGGGCGAATCTTGTTGAACTCGTAACAGGGCCGCAAGCCACGTTCCTGTTTCATGTTGTCTTCCCACTGCCAGCCAGGGACATTAACGAACTTCATGTCCTGCATAGCCTCGAGTCTGTTCTCGTGGTCGGCGTCAAACATGATCGTGTAACGACCACGGATATCCTTCATCAGGTCTTGGCTTGCTTTACGCCGCATATCCACTTTCGAATCCTCTGTATGGGTCTTCAATATGCTTGCTTGACTCGTTTTGAATCTGTTCTGCCGCCACACACATCAGACCAAAAGCGTCTGCTGCATGCGATGACCAGTCATGTTCCGGCCCCAAACCAATGTCCCTGGTATCATCACGCTTCTCATGATACCAGCCTAAGGCATCCAGGCCACCAGAGACTGTATCCTCATTAAACCATATCGACGGGAAATAGCGCCGGCCTGCTTCGACCCTCGCCTTGGCAGCACCCTTGCCCTGGTTCGGCACAACCGTAACATCATAGCCAGCATCTCGGATAGCAGACTCATACGAAACATCATATACCTTGTCGTTGGTGGTGCCATCATGCGGCAACCAAACTTGTGAATGCTTTGGCGTATAACCCTCTTCACGCATCCAAGCTAAATGCGTGGCAAGTGGTTGCCCAACTGCCTCATAGTAATTAATGCAGCGAATCTCCTTGCCAATGAACTGCGCTGCCCAGATAGACACAGCATCTGCTTTTGCCCCAGTGCCACCAATATCGAAAAATAACCTGGTGGTCATCAACGGATCCGGCGCTACCTTACCAATACGACGATCATTCCTGGCCCGGAGTAGTGCCGCAGCGTAGTAAGCGCCCTCGATGACTGTCACATAATCACCGTCCCAGACATGACCATACTGGTCTGGACTCATACGCATAAAGTCTTGGCGCTCTTGCTCGAGCTCAGTGGTGAAAAATGGATTATCCCGCCAATTAGCCCGTACTGACATCGACTGACTCGGCCGCTCTGGACCTCGGAACAGATAATCGACCGGATCAGTCTTACGGCGTGGGTTCCAGCTAAACCAGCGTTCGGCACCATCAGCGCGAAGTGTTGGCCTGTATAGCGTCAAAGAGTGTGCCGTTGCTGTATGTGCTTCCTCCCACCAACCACGCTTGAACCCCTCGAGTGACTTGATGGAATCAGCAGTATAATCATTCATGCCTTTGAAAATAATAATGCCATCACCTGGCGTTGCTATGACATCACGAAAGACCTTGAACCCATCGGCCTCACCAACATTAAACGCTCGTAACTTCATCTCCAGCAGTAGTTTTGCGGACTGGGCAAGATCCTTCTGCACTTCACGAATACACACCGAGCGCATACCCTCACCGGATTCACCGGGTTCTGCAATGGAGTCCTCAATTATCTTCTCGGCAAAGAAATGACTCTTGCCACTACCGCGACCACCATAAGCACCCTTGTATCTGGCTGGTGCCAATAGTGGCTCGAAGACCTTAGCTGTTTTGATCTGCAGGGTCGTCATGGATGATGTGGCGCTCAATTCTGGATATGGTGCGCAGTGGATTATCCGCATCACCAGCAACCGTAACCGACTGAGCGGGCTTGCCATCGAGCCTGTTGGCTATTTCCTGGTAAGCATCCTTGTTACCGTCCAGTGCTGCCTCAACAACGCCCCTGGCAATTCGACGTAAGGCCTGACCCCGTTCAATGCTGGCATCCTTGTTGACGTACTGCTTTAGTTCCTTGTCCAAAGCTTCACGCCAGGCTTTATTCTTGCCTGCATTGTTGTTGCCTGGTTGAGCTCCGCTTTTCACTTGATACGAGTCCTACTCATTTGATTTCACTGTGAAAGGTACGAGACCTTCATGTCAGTCTGACTAGACTGCACTGACTTGCCAGCCAGATCAGCTGCACAAGTAATGGTCCCCGACGTCGGGATAGTAGACACAGTGTTATTTGTAGTGGAAACAGCATTGGTTGCGTTGCACCAAGTGTAATAAGGCCGCTGGTACCACGGAGAACCGTGATAGTGGTTGTGCTGCTCCTTGTCGCCGAATAACTCGTGCAGTTGCTCGTAGAGCTCCCTGGCCTCATTCATCTTGAATTTGATGGGTTCGTAGTCAGTTAGCTGAATTTCAATGCTTACGATTTTGTTTTTCATGATGGTTCCTATGTTCCTATCCCATAAAGGTTTTTGACTTGCCAGATGACACTGCCGATTGCTTGTGTACTGAGACCATCATCTGCTTTGACCATCAGTTGCTTGCGCTCGATGCGGTTTGACTGTCCCTGGATCGCATTCATGGTCGGAGTAATCGATATCGATACGCTTGCTGCTGCAGAGACTGAGGTCCAGGGCGTGATATTGGTATTGCCGTTGAGGTCATCTACTCGGTAATGAACTGTCGTCGGGGTACTTGACGCTTTTGTGGCCCGGTCACGGAAATAGGCAGTTGCAGTGAAGTTCGTACCTTCATTGTGGCGCGTTTTGGGTAGTAATATCTCAACCTGATCTGCCATCACAGAATCCCGTAAAACGGTTCATAGAATGCCATTCTATCACCTGTCAACCAATCACGCATTGCCGTGATTCTGGGCGTTTCACCTGGAAACTTATCCGGGCCTTTGCCTATGTTGACGGGCAAATCCTCGATCTTCCAGAGCCTGTAGTCGTGGTGCTTGTCAATAAACTCGAACATCATATCGAACTTGATCAACATACCTTGCGGGCCTTTGCCCTCCTCGTCCAGATACCTGGCATCCCAGCTACGGGCAATATCGATCGGGTTACGAATTGGGATATCTGCATGCCCGGTGAAAATCCTGATATCGGCATCGTTCTGCCCAAAGTGCCAGTAACCATTAAACTGCAGATGGTCGCGCAATGACCTTGTGCCTGAATGCGGTACGCTGATAATCATTCCAGTAACAATATTGCCAACAACAGAAACTCCTCCTCTTCAAGGTGTTGCTCCATCTGTCGCTCAAACGATTCCAGTGCTGAGAAACTCGACTGCATATAGGCACGAGTAAAGGCACTGGCAAGCTTATCGGTGGTTTCTGCCCGTAACCTGGCTTGTTCGGCATTGACGTCGAGACTGCTGACCAGTCCCTCGAGTTCGCTGATCTCTGCATCACGGGCCTCGTACTCGAGGTCTTTGTGCATGATCCTGGCAATCTGCCGATCCACACCTTCAAGGGCGGCGAGCTCCGCGGCTATGCGCTTGCGCTCCTTTTCACGTTCGCGCTTTCTCTGCAGATATGACGAGTAATAGTTTAGGGCGGCCCAACCACCTGACGGGCTTTCCTCGACCTCCTCAACAACTACTGCGGCAGCCGGGCCCGCTGCAAAGTCAAGATTCTGTAACCAGCCTAGTGCTGCCATCAGGCATAACCGAGATTCACAACCACCGCGTTCGCCCCGGGAGCACCTGAGTCGTTATCCGCTATCCCCGTGGTCGCAGCGATCGAGATTGCCGTACCGAAAGCGATTCCATTCGGCACCACCAGAGAAAAACCAGCACCATTAGTATCGCCACTGGTTGCCAGTGGAAAGGTCAGATCAGGGACGGTAGTACCCACGGTCACACTCGCCGCGGTAGCGTTGTAGATCTTCAGATACAGCACCGCAGCAGTCAGGTTCATGGCATGGATCCAGTAAACCTGTCCTGCAGTACCTTTCACCTGGTCTTCGGATTCATCGACGTCGATATTCTTGTACAGGGTTGTGCCACCTGATGTCCTGGCACCCGATATCCCGACATCACCTACCAGGTTGGTGCCGGCCGAAATGCTGGTGACATCCACATCACCAATATCGACGCCGGAATTTGCCGTCAGCTTGCCAATGCCGTTGGTGCCTGCTGGGAGCGAGGCCACAACATCCACTTGCATCTCTGTCGATACAGCACCAGCGACAGTCGTCACCTGTGCGGCGATATCGTCCAGGACCGCATTATCAGTGGCGCCAAGATTCACATCACCAATGACCGTACCAGTGACGAGCTTGGCGTTGATCAAATCCAGTACCGCATCAATAGTATCCAGGACAGCGTTGTCGGTTGCTGACAAATTCGCTGTGACCGTGCCATCAATCGTCAACGATCCACCGTTGTCATCAACACTAAGCAGTCCAGTACTGTCATTGGCGAGCGTGACCAGTAACGCCGATGCCTCGACACCTCCGCCGGCAATAATTGGCGTGGTGGCATCTGCGGTGCCGTCGACAATCTTTATCTGCTGATAGTGCTCACCACCGGCAGCCTGATCAGTTGCCAGGGTTTCACCCCCGGAACCACTATTTAATACAACATCGTCTGCCATTTCAGGTTCCTACTCCAAGAAGTAATCTCGGTTTCCATTGAGTTGTTGCTGGTGATGGATTGTCCCAAGCTATACCGCCATATTGCTGCAATACCGTTATCTTCTCGACACTCACCAGCCCAGACGTATCGGGGTTGAATACATGAGTCCTGACAGGGCCATTCGCCAATGCCAACATCGACCAGCGTTTGGGTTCGCTATCAATCGCCATTACGGACCCGTCGCCACTTCGCCCTTGATGGCATCAGTGCCGTCATCACTCACTGTCGCCTTTTGGTCAACCGTGGCTGCGTCATCGTTATACAGTTCGTAAGTGGTGGCGTTCTGCAGGCTCTTGTTGCGCCATGCCTTGTACAGATAGTTGATTTTGGCAAAAACGGAAATTGTCGCGCCCGGCGTGCCTTGTCCGGGTTCTGCAAAAGTATCGACATTCATCACATCCAGGACTTCTGCATTAACCTCTGCCGGGCCTAACTCAAGATTAGAGCCAACCGAACCCGTGACAGAGCCAACGCTGCCCGACAAGCTGCCGGTGATGTCCATTGTCTGGTTGGGCAGGTTGATGGCCGTTAATCCTGCGCCCGCCGTGCCCACTTGTGTTTGCAGGTCATCAGTATCCGACTGAACCGCTGCTATCAGCGTTGGCACATCGTCTGTTTGTAGTTCATTCGTATCGGCTACGATTAAAGCTGTCTCCGCTTTCACGGCGGCCACATCAACCGAGACGTTATCGCCCGCCGCGTCTGTCGCAACCGATTGGTAAATGGTTGTTGTGTCGGCCACCGGATCGCCAATAGCTTGACCGAATGTGCCCTGAGTCTGCTGAGTGGTCGCATCAACGGCCCAAATATCCGCCGCTGCTATGTCGTTAAGAGCATCGATGAGAGCTTTCAACGCACCCAATCCATCGGTGCCGTTTGACAGGTCGGTATTGACGGTATCGATAAGGGCTTTAAGTGCGCCCAGACCGTCCGTGCCATTTGCAAGATCATTGATGGCGGTCGTTACGTCGCCGGTTTGCAATGTGTTGCCAGTGTAGGTTGTCAGCGTGTCTGTCAACACAACACCCTGCACCTTATTGGTTGCTGGATCGTAGCCAGCATCGGCAAAGTCTTTGAGGTCTGTTAGTGATTGGGTAACACCACCAAGCTGAACCACGTTTGCACTTAGGTTCCCGGCCTTGATTAAGGCAAGTACTCCGCCAGCGCGTTCAATCGAGAACGCACCAATCCAGGCGTTGATCGTAGCGCCACCTACCGTAGTTCCCTCGATTCTGACGGCGTACTCAGAACCGGTCGCGTAATCTGCGTGGGCGCTGGTATCAATTGTTACGAGGTGATTACCGGTGATCGTAGCGAAGTCGATGGCTACAGTTGCTCCATCAGTTACGATCTGCGTTACGCTGCCGTCCTTATGCACCTTGATATCGGCGTCAGCGAGGTTGGTAATCGTTACGGAGGCGCTGGGGTCGTTGCTGTCGAAAGTATTAAACGGTATTAGAACCGTATCGTCTTCAGCAAAGTCGCCATAATACGAAATCATCGTTTAACCTACCAATAAGAAAAGTGCGAGCAGCGCGCACAGAGGGCCTGCAAAAGGACCGAAGAATGCAACACCCTTGAGCGGGCTTTTGGGAGTTGTGCCGCCTGCCGGGGCTACATACTCGTAAGCTCCAATCTCATTTAATCCGTCTTGAGCATATGCGCCTATTGAATTCGCCATTATGTGCCCGGATTAACTAAGCCGTTGTCTATGGCGTCACTAGTGGCCCCCAGCGTGTAGTCATCGCTAGCCTCGTTAGTAAACGCAGGAGCAGTTGTCTGGTTGTTGATACTGCCAGTGACGTTAGTTTCGTCAGTAGTGTTGCTGTTGAGGAGGTTCCATCCGATCTGACCACTACCGAAGTTATCTATTGCCAAATCAATACCTACGTTATGGTCGTATATGATGTTATCCACAATGTAATGCTGTGCAGCACTAGCACCATTAATATCGAGGGCAGTAGTTGTTGCCGCATTCTCGCCATCAAAGGTATTCATCACAAAGAAAGTAGGTCGCCCTTGAGAGTCATTTGTCGCAATCTGGTCGTCGCCTGCAGCCAGACCGTAGAACAAACACTTAATAGCCTCTCCGCTCTCAATGTGTGCGTTACCGTTGCCTCCGTTGGTGTAGAAAACACAAGCATAAAACGCCGTACCATCATCCGCCTCTACGCCCGCTTCAGTATTATCATGGAATGAGCAGAGAAGAAAGCCACAGTTATTGTCAGCTTGAAATCCCTTTGTTCCATTATTATCGAACTCACAATTTAGACACGTAATATTGTCTGCGGCGACATCTAAGTAACCGTGAGCAGACGCGCCAGTGAGTCGGAAATTCCTCCATATCTGAAAATGCTCAGAACTCCCTGCTACGCACGAACCGGCAGCTGTAGGATCAATAGTTACGACTCCTCCATCACCTACAGTTGTTGTGTAGCCCTGCCAGATTATAGGCGCACCAATAGTGCCCGGAGTAACCAGCGTAACATTCTCGACGTAGGTGCCTGTCGCTTTTACGTTAACTGTGTCTCCGGCAGCTACTGTGCTTGCCCCTTTACCGATGGTAAGCCAAGCATTGCCTGCGCCCTCAGATGTGCCAGCGTT